TCCTCAATAGTCGTTGTAGTCGGTTCAGGCTCAGGTGCTATAGTTGTTGTAGAAGTTGTAGTGGAGGTTGTAGTTGAAGATGTTGTTGTTGTGGTCGGCACCACTGTCGTTGTGGTTGTGGTTGTTGTGGTGGTCGTTGTAGAAGTTGTAGTAGTTGGCTCTATTGTGGTAGAAGTAGTTGTGGTTGATTCCACTGTCGTAGAAGTAGTTTGAGTAGAACCAACGCCGTTAAAACTTAATTCATATTGTAAGTTCCACCCTCCATTGGTATGCCAAGCATTGGGGTCGTTACAGCAAATACCAGCCCTTAGCCGGTAACGACCAGCAGGGACTTCCATTGAGATATACGACTGCAAACCAATGGAATCATCAATACTGTAGAGCAAAGTGCCTGCTTCGTTGTATAGCCACAGCATTGGATCTGAGTTATACCCAGTAATCATGTAAGTCTGCGCTATAAACTGAGTTGTCTCGCTGTAATCAAACCAAACATCCGTTGGCTGTGTGATTATTAGGTTTTCAGCCTTAGCGGGGGATGCGAAAATAGAAATAAAAATTAAAGGTATTAATACCCAAGAACCTTTTTTAAATCTTAATTGTCTCACCTAACAATAATACTTGATTATTGATTAAGCGACATACTCCACACCACTAATAGTGTAAGTTGCTGTTGACACACTTGAACTTACATAAATAGAAGCACCAGCGTTAATAACAACTGCTGAATCGTAAGATATAGTTTCTCCACTAAGAACTGAAAAGTTGCTTAACACTTTGTTGTTTGCACCAGCAGAACCACTTGCGGGAATAAGATGAACATTGCAAAGCAGTGTGCTTCCGCCTGTGTTGCAAATATTTATATTCTTCACAATCGCATAGCTTCCAACATTGGAGCTTAATGTGTAAACATTAGCTGCGCTATCGCTACCGATATAAAGAGTTTTGGGAGTTAAGTTAGCCATTAGAACCTCATCCAAGCAAGAATGCTTGTGTCATTAGCCACAGTGTTCATATCCTGAATTGTGGTTGCATCTAGCACATGATCAACGATTTCACCCGCTGTATGCGCTATTGCACTTGTTGAATCATAACCTCTTGAAGATACAGTAAAAGTATTTGCTGATCTTGAAGAGCAGAGAATTTTTTCTTCTGCTGCAGTTCCTCTTCCAATTACAATTACAAAAGGGTTTAGAGAACCGGAGGGGAATGTACTTCCATCAATAACTACAATTGATGTTGCTGAGTTGGATACATTTGCTGTTAATTGTGTTTTTAAAACACCACCAGCGAATTCTCTTCTTAACAAAGCAACCCCCTAATTAGTTAATAGAAATACTTAGGTCGCCTGAGCTAACTCTAAGAATATCTCCTGCATCAAGTGATTTATTTGCAGTTAAAGGACCATATACAAGAATATTACCACTTGTGATTGCATCGCAAACTGCAATTGCAACAACCGTACAAGCAGGCATACCGTTGAAGTCAATGTCTGAATCGTTCGTTGTTGAGCCTGAAGAGGCAGCATTAAATGTTGCTATTTTTCTGGCGTAGGAACCACCACTAACCTCTGTCCCCGCTGAGGAGTCGGTAGGAGCGGCTGTGTAGAGAGCCAAATAAACATCTGCTGGCATAGTGTATGCCGTTGTGCCAAGAAAGTGATCAAGAAGTTTAACCTCAAGATAATCGCTTAAATTTCCAGCCATAAATTAATCCTCCTTAGAAGCCAAGTACTCTTCAAGTTCAAGTACATCTGGCATTCTAAAATTTTCAAGAGTTAGGAGGAAAGCGGCTTGCTCCTCTGTAACTTCTTGGATACTATCTTCTCTTGTAAAAAGAAGACCATTACCGCTATATGCAGCTCCACTTTCAAAAATAATAACAACGCTATTTGCGCTTAAAGTATTTTCTTTCTTTTGAACTGGCTTTGATTCTTTTGGCTTTGCAGCAGCCTTTTTCGCTGGTGCTTTCTTTGCCGGGGTTTTGCTTGCATCATTAACTGATGTTGAAGTAACAATATTTTCACTCATAACAAATATCTTACCATACTTAACTATAAAATGCGAAAGGGAGGGGATATTTCACCCCCCCCAATCACAAATTTCTAATTACTAATTACAGTGAACGAAGCTTGACATTCTTACCGATTACATATGAATCAGCATTTTCAATGTTGCTTGCAACTCTCATGTACTGAGTATATTCAATCGTGTCTGTCTTTGGCTTGAACTGACGGTACACAGTAATGTCACGGTGGATACCAATAACACGGTTCTGCGGGAATGTAAGTTCAATATGACCATGCGATCCTGCTGCACCTGAGTAGTCACCAGTAACGGTTTCTGGCATCAAAGGAACTTCAATCAACGGAATACCGAATGGTGAAATACCAGTTGAACCAGGACCGCCATTACCACGCATTGCGCCCTGAAGGAAAGCCACATCACCGGTTACTGAACCGGGAGATGGTGCGCCTGCAGTCGCGGCTGTTGCGGAGTTTGGATTACCCAAGCTGTAGATGGTGTCTTGAACATTGCCTGAACCAGAGAAGAATCTCAGTTCATTTCTGCGCTGGAGATACTTGGTTGGCATATTGCGAAGGATACGATCATAAGTAGCTCTTGAAACCTGATTACCAGCCTCATCGACTACACGACCATTTGTCTTAGCAAGCTTAACGAAGCCATCAAGTGCCTTAAGAAGACCATTGTTTGACGATGTATTACCATTGATGAACAAATCGTCAAGGTCGTTAGCTGTTTGACGAGCCATAACCTGTGCGATGTGATCTTCAAGAGATGCACCTTCAATGTTGTCTTCCAAAGACTCAGTGCTCAATGCCCAGTCAAGACGAAGCTTAACGGTTGACAATGAAACCTTGCTGAATGTTACAGCGGCATTTGCACCGCTGTCTGTTGCCTCTGTTGCCTTTGAAAGCAAGCGAGTGCCTACGGAAACCTTATCGATTTCCATTTGTGGTGTACGCATACGAACGACTCTTGCGTTCTGCATAAGTACAGACTGATCAATAACAAAATCGAGGAATCGATTTGACTGAGCTGGTTTCATCAAACCACCTGAATCATTACCTACAACCCCAGTTGTTACTTCGTCAGCTTTTGATAGAATTTCTTCTTGTGATGCCATTTTGTTTTTCCTCCTATTATGACTTATAGCCCAAGGAGTTAATTAAACCTTGTGGCAAATATACATTGTTCCATAGCGATGCTGGAGCGGACTTGGTAAGTTCCTCGCCATCCTCATCATCCTCTGGATCAACACTTTTCTTGATAGCACCAGCAGTTGCGAAGGCCTTAACCTGCTCTTCCTGCTCGGTCAGAGCTTGCTCTGTTGCTTCTAATTTTTCTTGAAGTTCAGCAGTGCTGGCTTCAAATCCCTTCGTAATATCATCAATCTTGTTTTGAACCGAAGCTTCAATCTCTTCTTTAATTGAAGTAGCGAAGGTTTCGAGTTTTTGATCAACCACATCACTGAGAGCGTTTTTTAGGACTTCAATATCCATTTCTTCCTCCTGTGTGTTTTCAGTTACTTCAACTTGTGCTGAAGCATTTTCTTGAACATCTGGAACAAGCCAATTGACTAGTCTCTTTAGCAGAGATAGTCTGTTAATTTCTTGTTCATTCATGTTAAAGACCTTATCATAGTTTATATCATTTCGCAATTCGTTATCTTGATTTTCAACTAATTCATTATTATTATCAGTTTTACTGATTGAATCCATCATTTGTTTAAGCACTTCATTAATTGAATCATTGTCTTCGGAGATTTCCTCTGAAGATTCTTTTTTTATTTCATTTGTCATTAAAGACTCCTTTTTCTTTTTCTTTGGATAACCCTGTGCTGGATTTTTAATGCCAGCACCCATGTTTCCAGTTGTCACTTCGCCTTCTTTTTCAATGCCCTTTTCTTTCGTATTAGCATATCTCTCAAGGAGTCTGCGACCTTTTGCAGCGAGTTCTGCTGCGTCTTGTGCGTTTTGTGGCACAGGCTCGCCCCATGCAGCAGCAGATAGCGCAAGTCTTGAGGGTTCTCCATTTGGCTTCTTCATAGGGCCGGATGGGTTTGTAAAAAACCGTGTAAGGAATGAACCCTTTCTACGCATTTTTTCTGGAGTATCTGCTGCTCCACGAACTCCGGGCTTAAGATTTGCGCCCTCAGTCTCTTTAAAATGTCTACGACCTGCGGCAGTTAAACCACCTTTGGGGTCTTTTAGAGGTTGCTTCGCTTTTTCAAAATCAATATCTTCAACAATATCTAGGATATAGTCAAGATTACCATCAGTGTCCATCTTGATAATGTCAACAACTGCCAGAGCATTTGCGGGGTTATCTACGAGGCTAAGTTCGCCAAGCATGTATTGCTTAATAATATTTACAGGTCGACCACGGAACATTTTTTCAGCAGATTCAATTTTTTCAACGATCTTGCCCCCAATAGAGAAGGCCTTAAGCGTTCCATCCAAAATCTTTTCCCAAGTGTCTTGGGCACCTTTTGATATATAGGCATCAACCTTGATTGCATTATATTTAGTTCCATCTTGAGCAGTTATTTCAATTGGCTCAAAATTAATTGCTTTACCGACAGCAATGGGTGCATGCATCTCACGGATGTTTCCACCCCAATTTTTAAATGCTTCTAGTGAGGCACTAAATTCAACAATATCTCCAGATTTGTCAATGTTGTCAGCAGTAGCAATACCACTTACGATTCTCTCTTCTTTCTTGATCATGTCAATGGGGAAGGACAAGTTAAAATTTTCCATAGTCACCTCGTAATCTTATATTATACACTATTGTTTGTATAATCAGCCAACTGCGTAAGCCGAAAAGCTAACACCGGCTGTAACAATTTTAATTGTTGTATAGTCGCCTGGAATTTTATGGTATGTGTGACTACCAGCATCTGGTGAATGCGGAATGACAACTTGATGTATCCCATTTAATTCAATAATAGCACTTGTTGTGTTGCTTTTATTCCATACAAACAGATAATCAGTATGATGTCCAATTGACACCACTCCGTCTGTGCTTGCGATAGCTGTTGTTGTATATACGATACTACTCATTATTTTCTCCTTCAAATACCTTAACGGTATCTGTATTATCGCCAGAATCTTGACTCTGACCTCTTTCTTTTTGATCTCCAGTGCCTTGTACACCACTTGGTGTCGCTCCACTGTCAGATCTAGACTTTGGCGGTTCAGATGATGAATTATTGGAATTACCAATAGGAGCTCCACCATTCTCCTGCTTAACTTTGGTAGGGAATGGCAACATATCATCACCCTGAGATCTTTCTGGCAAGCCGATCTTGCTTCTAACCTCATTAGGGCTTACAACTTCTGTACGGAGGTATCTGTCATAAATTCTTGATTCCATATCTTCATCAAGCAAGTCAATCTTCTTCAACTTAAACTGGAGAAGGTCTGTGAACTCGGCAAGAAGTCTATTAATCTTCTTTTCAATAATTGCTTGGTCTGGACCAATTACTTGAATCTTGAATGTTTTATCAGCATCTCTTGAAACAGCAAGGTTTGCATTGTCATAAACACCAACCTTTGGTGCGGGAACCCTATTTGCGATAAGAATCTCATCACGGTTTGATTTTCGATATTTGTCAAAAGAAGCATCCTGAATTCCGGCTTCTAGTTTTTCAAA